GAAGCAGACGCCACGCCGGTGCTTGTTATACGGCGTGCATGGGATCGGTAAGAGTACGTGGGCGGCTCAGGCTCCCAACGTGCTGATGATGGATCTGGAGGACGGGCTGGCTGACATTGCCACAAGCAAGACCCAGCATCTGACCACCATGGACGAGATCGAAGACGCTTTCCTCTGGCTCGCCCAGCAGGAACACGACTTCAAGACGCTAGCCATCGACTCAGCCGACTGGCTGGAGCGGATCATCCACCAGCGAGTGGCACAGAAGAACGGCAAGGCGACGGTGGGTGACATCCCCTACGGCAACGGGTACAAGCAGGCCCTGGGGGAGTGGCAGCAGATCCTGAAGCGATTGGATTATCTGCGGAATGAGCGGGGCCTGAATATCGTGCTTTTGGCCCATTCCAAGATCTCAAAGTTTGCTGATCCTGCTGGTGATTCTTATGACAGGTACACCCCATCTCTCCATGAAGCCAGCGCGGCTTTGCTTCAAGAGTGGGTGGACGAGTTGCTCTTCTGCCACTACAAGGTCCACACTCGCAAGGAGGACGAAGGCTTTGGCCGGGAGAGGACCGTTGCAGTGGGCGGGACTGAGCGAGTCGTGAAGACTTCAGAGACTGCCACAGCACTGGCAAAGAACAGACTGGCCATGCCAGCAGAGATCGGATTCAGTTGGGCGGCGTATGCTCAACATATGGCGGGGAACATCTCCGGCATTGTTGTTGATGGTTCGAGCAAGACTAAGGAGTAGGCACCATGGGAATGAATCTTGAAGGGTTTGACGCCACTAAGGTGGAGCCAGCGGGCGAGGGCTACGAGGCCCTGCCAGCAGGCAGTTATCAGGCTGTGATCGTCCACAGCGAGCAGAAAACGACCAACGCAGGCGATGGTGAGTACCTGAAGCTTCAGATAAAAATCGAAGGCCCCACCCATGCCGGGCGGGTCGTGTTCGATAATTTGAATCTGAAGAATCGCAGCGAGAAGGCTGTGGCAATCGCAAAGGCGACACTGAGCAGCATTTGCCGGGCCGTCAACGTGCTCAGCCCGAAAGACTCCTCAGATCTGCACGGGCGGACCCTCACAGTTCGTATCGGGTGTCGGTCGTACAACGGGCAGATTCAGAACGAGGTGAAGGGCTACGGGCCAGCGGGTGCTGGCGGTCACATGATCGCGGAAGCGTTCGCTGCTCCTGCGCAGGAGAAGCCAGACAGCCCGTGGTGAGTCCCGGTCTGGTGGCGGACTATTTTTCAATCTGATGGCCTCCGGCTGTGGCCGGGGGCCTTTTCCATGGAGTAGGCACCATGCAACCGAGGGAATACCAGGAAGAATCAAACGCGGCCATCTGGGACGCATTGCGGGACACTGACCAAAATCCTCTGGTGGTCCTGCCGACAGGAGCCGGGAAGTCTCTGGTCATTGCCATGATGATCCAGCAGGCCAGAGAGTACGGGGCGAGGGTGATGGTTCTCGCACACCGGAAGGAATTGCTCGAGCAGAATCACGACAAGATCAAACTACTCTGTCCGGGCATCAGCTCCGGATTGTATTCGGCCGGGCTCCGCAGGTACGACAGTGAATCAGATGTGATCTGTGCGGGCATCCAGAGCGTTCACCGGAAGGCTCTGGTTTTCGGGCGGCGTGAACTGGTCATCATTGACGAAGCTCATCTGATCAATGACATGGAAGATTCCATGTACAACCGATTCTTGACAGATCTGAGCCAGGTCAACCCGAAGCTGCGATGTGTGGGGCTGACTGCGACACCATACCGAACCGGGGAAGGGCTTCTGGCAGGCCCTGACAGGCTTTTCGGGCTGATCTGTTACGAAGCGTTCACCGGGGATCTGATCGGGCAGGGGTTTCTCTGTCCGCTGACGAATCAGCCAACAAAGAGGCCGGTTGACATCTCAGGCGTGGCCATCCGTGGCGGTGAGTTTGTGGCCAGGCAGATGGAGGCGGCTTTTGATCAGGCCAGCATTGTGGATGCGGCGTGTCAGGAAATCGTGGCCAGCTGTCACGATCGGCGGTCTGTTATCGTGTTCTGCAGCGGTGTGGATCACGCTGAGCATGTGGCCGAGACGATCCGTGGCATCGTCACAGACCGTGTGGAAGTGATCACAGGCCACACAGACAGACAGGAGCGGGAGCAGCATCTAAAAGACTTTCGGGCTGGGTTACTGCGGTGGCTGGTCAACGTGGATGTCCTGACAACGGGCTTCGATGCTCCTCGCGTGGATTGTGTGGCAGTCCTCCGGGCCACGATGTCACCAGGGCTGTTCTGCCAGATTGTCGGGCGAGGGCTGAGGATCTCACCCGAAAAGCAGGACTGTCTGATCCTGGACTTCGGCGGCAACATCGAGCGGCATGGGTCACTGGACGACCCAAACTATGGCCGCCACACTGGCGGGCGATCACAGAGCCAAGTCCAAGAAGAGACAGCACCACGGGAGAGCCAGGTGCCGGCAGAGATCGACTGTCCCCAGTGCGGGATCGGGATTCCTTCCCGGTTTGCATTCTGTCCAGAATGCGGAGCAGACATTCCGGACGCCATCAGGCACCAAGCAACGGCAGACACTGCCAGCCAGCTGGTGGGCGAGGAGGGACCAGTGGAGTGGGTGGTGGAGGATGTGTGGTATAGGGAGCACGAAAAGAAAAACAGCCCGGACGCTCCCACCACGCTCTGCTGTACCTATTGGATGCATCGACCCGGAGCGGATGGCAATCTGGAGCAGCAGCTGGTCAAGGAGTGGATCTGCTTTAACCACACGGGATTTGCACGCAGCAAGGCCGAGAAGTGGTGGGAGCGGCGTTCTCTGGTCAAATGCCCTGCGAGCGTCCGGGATGCTCTGGACATGATCGACCGTGGAGCGGTTAGGATTCCGGCCAGTATCCACACCCAGAAAGAGGGCAAGTGGCGGCGGGTGATCAACGCAGAATTTACCGACCCGCGACCAACGGAACTGATTGAGAGCGATTCAGCAGAGGCATTCTGGGACGATGGTGTCCCGTTTTAAGGGCATTGAAATGATCGAATTCCGAGACTACCACAGCCGTAAACTAATCGCGACAAGTCAGGAGACTGGCACAGACGCAGCTCCACAGGACGTTCTACGGGTAGACATGGAGAGTGGAGAAATCCGGGTGATGGTGGTCCACAGCCGGACAACGCATATCACAGAACAGCCCGAGAGGACCGTCCTCTGGGTTACACAGATGCAAGCAACCGACGACACGGAGTAGGCACCGATGGCACTGAATGATATTCCCGAAGAATTGCGGGACAAAAAGATCTGGATGCTTTGGCTCTCAGAGAACGGGACGAAAGTCCCCTACAGGACCGGAGGAGGCAGGGGCAGCAGCACAGATCCAACAGCGTGGACATCCTTCGAGATGGCACGCAAGCAGGAACATCTCTACACAGGGATGGCTCTGGCGATCAACTACCCTTACTGCGGAATTGATCTGGATGGCTGTCTGGATGCAGATGGACAGCTGGCAGACTGGGCAGCGGAGATTGTGGAGGCATTCCGGGGCGTGGCGTATGTGGAGATCTCTCCCAGCGGGACCGGGCTGAAGCTGATCACTCGAGCGCGGAAGCCAGAGGGCTCCAGATGCGTGGCAAAGATGGGGGAAGGGAAGTGTCAGGTCGAGATCTACGATCAAGGCCGATTCTGGGCCATGACTGGTAACGTTTGGCAAGGTTTGGCAGACATTGGGGACGGCTCTGAGGCTCTCAGGGGCCTCTGTGGGCGATTGTGGCCAGCGGAGCAGCCGAAACCACAGGCACAGCCACAGAGGCTCTCAGCAGGCTCTGGTGGCTCTCTGTGGGGCCGGGCGATGAATTACGTGGTCAACTGTGACAACGTTACGGAGGGAGGACGACAGACGGCAGCCTTCCAGCTGTCCGGGCATCTTTGGGCTATGGTCGGAGACATGGGCGAGCGGTTGACAATGGCCGAAGTCAGCCAGCTGGTCAGCGGGTGGAATGTTGGCAACTCACCACCACTGCCTGAGAAGGAGCTGGAGAGGGCAATCCGGAACGGCAAGGACCGCGGGACGCCACCAGCTGACAAGGCCAGCGAGGTGGTGAGTGTGCAGCCAGATCCCGGTGTGAATCTTTCCGGGATTCTCGGAGCCACTTCTGCTGTGGCCCCTGACACAGGATCAGAAACGCCATCGGAGAAGCTGGCCGATCCAGGGGGATTCCCTGCCGATCTGCAGCAGATTCCCGGGCTGATCGGAGATCTGATCGACTTCAACCTACGGACAGCCCACTACCCGCTTCCAGAATTGGCCCTTGGCGGGGCGCTCGCGCTGATGTCCACGTTGACCGGGGGCAAGGTGCAGACCAGTAAACGGGCAAGGACCAATCTTTACGTTCTTGGGCTGGCCCCCTCCGGGGCTGGGAAGGATCACAGCAGGCAACTGAACACGCGGGTTCTGGCAGAGTGTGGGCTGGCCAACAGGATCGGCCCAGAGGCTATCGGGAGCCATGCGGGCATCATCAGCCAGATGGACGCGGAATGGTGTACGCTGTTCCAGATTGATGAAATCGCACATCTCGTACACGCCATGCAGCACAAATCGGCCCCACATCTGGCCCAGATCTCAGCCAGGCTGATGACCATCTACAGTTCAGCAAACAAAGCATTCTGCCCGATGGACGCCTACGGGGACAGGCAGAAGGTGAAAACGCTGTCATATCCTCACTGTGTGATCTACGGGACCAGCGTCCCAGAGGGGTTCTGGGAGGCAGTCACCGAGGAGAACATGAAGAACGGGCTGATTGGTCGGTTCCTTGTGTTCGAGGTGGATGATTACGTGGACTACCAAGATCCAGAGGCAGACGACAGGCTCCCAGACTCAATCCTGAACGCAGCCAAGGCGTGGGCACAGCTCCAGACTCACGGCGGCAATCTGGACGGGGGTGGAGGCCATCCGAAGCTGATCGACTGGGCTCCGGGGGCATATGAGCGGATGAAGGACCATTCACTCAGTATCAGCAATAAGCGGAAGACAGAGGACAGGGTAGTGGCGGCGATCTGGTCCAGAGTGGCGGAGAAGACAACGAAGCTGGCCATGCTGCTGGCCTGTTCGAGATTCTGCGGTGAGGACTGGCCAGAGATCACGCTGGACGATGTGGGCAGGGCTATCCGGCTGAACAACTGGATCACACGGAAGATGCTCTGGCAAGCAGACAGGCACATTTCACAGAGCGACTTCCACAAAGATTGTCAGCACGTCCTGCGGAAGTTGCAGGACCATCGTGGATGGATGACGCTGTCCACATTGACCCGGAAAACGCGGCGACTGAACCCGCGAGATCGGCAG